CCGCTCCGTCCAACCCGTACGCCGCGAGCAAGGCCGCGCAGGAAGCGATCTGCTTCAGCTACTGGCGCACCTTCGGCGTGCCGGTCGTGATCACGAACACGATGAACATCATCGGCGAGCTGCAGGACAAGGAGAAGTTCGTCCCCATGGTCATCCGCCGGACCCTGGACCGTGAGCCCATCACGGTCCACTGTGCACCGGACGGCACGCCGGGCAGCCGGTTCTACCTCCATGCTCGCAACCTCGCCGACGCGTGGCTGTGGCTGGCCCAGAACCACACCCCGCAGGCGTACCCGCTTGACGACGAACCGTCCAGGTTCCACATAGTGGGCGAACGGGAGGTGGACAACGTGACCATGGTCGAAATGATCGCTGACGCCATGGGTGCGAAGGTCCCGGTGATCGAGCGGGTTGACTTCCACGCCAGCAGGCCTGGCCATGACCTGCGCTATGCGCTCGACGGGAGCAAGCTGGCGCAGGCCGGCTGGAAGGCTCCGGTGCCCTTTGACGAGTCGCTGCGCCGCGCGGTGCGCTGGACCCTGGAGCACGACGAATGGCTCTCATAATCCCCACCTACGCAGTCATCCCGTCCGAGGGACGGCCCTGCGTGCACGATGCCCTGGCTGCGGTCCGGGAGCAGGTTGACCGGATCATCGTGGTGGCCAACAACGGGTACGCCGGGATGGACACGGGCGAGCGGGTCAGCATCATGCGTGACCGTGAGCCACGGGCGAACATAAGCCGCTGGTGGAACATCGGGCTCGACGCCGTGGCGCGCCGTGCCGTTGACCGGGGCATCGACCAGTGGAACGTGATCATCCTCAACGATGACACGGTTCTGGCGCCTGGCTCGGTGGAGACGCTCACCAACGGTCTGCGGCGTCACCGGGGCGACCTGGCGTTCTGCGGGCCGACCGAGCGTGTGCTGATCGCCCCGGGTCCGGACAGGATCACGGGCTGGTGCTTCGCGGTGCGCGGCGAGAGCGGGCTGCGGGCGGACGAGGATCTGGTCTGGTGGTGCGGGGACAACGACCTGGACTGGCGGGCCCGCGCCGCAGGTGGGAGCGTCATGGTCCCCGGCGTGCACCACGAGCACCTGTACCCCAACGGCTACACCGTGGGGAACGCAGACCTGAACCAGCAGGCCGGCAAGGACATGGAGCGGTTCACAGCGAAGTGGGGGCGCACCGCATGGTGATGGAACGTGTACCCGCTGAGGACTGGGAGCAGCACGCCGGTCACGTGGCCAGGTACCGGTACGCGAGTGCCCACGTGCGGGCGGGTGAGTCGGTCAACGACGTGGCCTGCGGTTCCGGCTACGGGTCGCTGTTCCTGTTGAAGGGTCCGTACAGTGGCTATGACATGCCGGGCGTGCCGGACCCTACGTTCCCCGGTTCGTTCCACGCGGCCGACCTGGACGACCCGTCGTGGCTGCCAGAGCCGGCGGACGTGACCGTGTGCTTCGAGACCCTGGAGCACGTCAAGGACCCCGCGTGGCTGGCCCGGGTGATCGCTGCGACAACCCGCCGCGCGGTGTTCGTGTCGGTGCCCGTCGTCCCGACCAAGCACCTGAACCCTCATCACCTGCACGACTTCACTGTCAGTGACATTCCGGAGCTGTTCCCCGGGTGGACTGTCGCGGGGGACTGGCCACAGCCGGAGGAGCTGTCGCACGTGTGGATGCTGGTACGGACGGGGGTGCCCGGTGCCTGACGCAGCGGTGGTGACCGCGATCTACGGAGGGTACGACACGGTCAAGCCTGTGGTCCCGCAGGACGGCCTCGATGTGGACTGGGTGCTGGTCACCGATGATCCGACGCTGAGGGGTGGCCTGCTGGGCTGGCGGGTGGTGTACCTGCCCCGTGCCAACCAGGGTGCCAACCGGGCAGCCAAGTGGCCCAAGCTGTTCCCGTGGGAGTACACCTCCGCGCCCGCGTCCGTGTGGATTGACGCCGCGTACCGGGTCATCTCCCCCGGCTTCGTCGCGGGTGCGCTGGCTGTGGCTGACCCGATCGCGCAGTTCGTCCATCCGTGGCGTGACTGTGTGTACACAGAGGCTGCGGTGTCGGAGCAGCTGGCCAAGTACGCGGGGGAGGACTTCGAGGCGCAGACCGGCGAGTACCGGGCGTTCGGCCACCCCGAGCACTGGGGCCTCTGGGCCTGCGGGGTGATCGCGCGCAGGCATGACGACCTGCGGGTGTTCGACTGCTCCGAGCACTGGGCGGAACTGATCGCACGGGGCACGGTCCAGGACCAGGTGAGCCAGCCGGTTGCTCTGCGTCACAACAAGCTGCGCCCGTCGAAGTTCCCGAACGATCACCTGTGTAATGACTGGCTGGTCCATGAGGGTCACTTGGAGGCTAACGATGAGTGAGCAGACCCCGTCCGTGGGGCGCATCGTGCATTACGTCAGCTATGGCACCCCGGGAGGCGAGTACACCTCGCAGTGCCGGGCCGCAATCGTCACCGAGGTCGACGAGGTCAAGCCGTTCTGGGTGGGCCTCGCCGTCCTCAACCCGACGGGCCAGTTCTTCCACTCGCTGGACAGCGGCGGCTGTATGGCCGACTTCACCGAGAATCAGGGTGGCACGTGGCACTGGCCGGAGCGTGTGCGATGAACATCGAGATCGGCGGGGGTCACATCGTCCCGCCCGGCTGGACGAACCTGGACACGGTCAACGGTGAAGGCGCGTGGAGGCGCCAGGCACAGGACACTCCGTGGCCGGTTGCGGACAACTCCGTGGACGCGATCCGGGCAGCCCACGTCATGGAGCACATACCGGCCGGCGAGCCCCGGATCTCGGTGATGAATGAGGCGCACCGTGTGCTGCGCCCCGGGGCGGTGTTCGAGATCCGGGTGCCCAACGCACTGTCGGGAACCTGGCACGCGTACGCGGACCCGACACACGTCAGTTTCTGGTGCCTGGAGTCGTTCCACTACTTCGATGGCCTGTTCGCCGCGAACGCGGACTACGGCATCGCCCCCTGGACCACACTGGAGCTGCTGGTCCAGGGTGACAACGAGATCCTGTGGAGAGGAGCACCGCGGTGAGCCGTCTCCGTTTCGCTATGATCACGACAGGGATCATGTGGTTCAGGGTCGGTCTCATCTTGTTCGCGGAATAGAGGGGTTCGTCAATGAGTCGATTCCGTTTCGTTGAAATTCGTCGGTATTTGAAGGAAATGGCACATCGACGCGGCTGGATAGCATCGCCTAGCCTGGCCTTCAAAGGAATACCTTTCGGCCCGGAGCGGCGCGATCTGATGCTAGATGCTGTAAACGCTGCCACTGAGTCGCATCGGAAAAGGCCCTGTTCTATCGGCTCGGATGAGTCTCGTTATCTGGCAGCGCATGCTGATGAGGTACGGGGGACGCCGCAGTGATCCGTACACATACCCGGACCCATGTGTTCGTGTCGTTCGCCAACCCCTACCTGGCGTGCGGTCAATGCGGACAGTTCGTCCCCCGCTGGCACGACAACGCCAAGTGCGGCTGCAACGCGAGCTTCTGGAATGAGCCTTGCGGGCACAAGGCAGACATCAACAGTGTCTGCCCGTCGTGGTCCCCGGTGGACGGCTGCATCTGCGCAGCCGTGCTTGGCACGGTTGAGCACTCGGAGCCCCGGTGAGCGCCCGCGACGATCTCATGTCGGCGCTGTGGGACAACTACACCGTGGCCCAGAAGAACGCTGCTCTGGATGCCTACGCCCACGAGCTTGCGGAGCAGCAGCGTGCGACGGGTCGGGATGATCCGTGCGCGGGTGTCGACTGCTGCCAACCGCATGGAGGAGTAGCCGACCTGATCGACCCGGAGGTGCAGCAGTGAGCACGCCGCCCCCGTTCCCGCACCCGTCCGGCCACGTCATATCCATCGACCCCGAGGGCGCGGGCTGGAAGGCGTGGTGCCTGCCGCACGGGCTGCTGGGGCGATACGTGGACCACCTGTCCGCGTTCATCAAGGCAGCCGAGCACGACCGGGAGAACGGCGGGGACACGACGTGAACCCTAGAGTCACCTGCGTGATCCCCTTCCACCCGGCGCGGGAGACCAACGGGATGCTGGAGCGAGCAGCCGTGTCGGTGCGGGCGCAGACGTACCCCACGGAGCTGGTCCTTGCCCGGGACGTACACGCCAAGGGCGCGGCGATGACGCGTCACTACGGGCTGATGGAAGTTCAGACCGAATGGACCGCGTTCCTGGACAGCGATGACCACCTGGACCCCGACCACATCGAGGCTCTGGTCGCCTGCGCGCAGGAGACAGGGGCGGACTACATCTACCCCTGGTTCCGGGTCGAGGGCGGGTCCGACCCTTTCCCGATGTTCTTCGGCCGCCCGTGGGACGACGATGCGCCGCACCAGACGACGATCACGATCCTGGTCCGTACCGGTCTGGCCAGGTCGGTGGGCTTCATGAACGCACCCGATGACTCGCTGGCTCCGGACGGGAACCGGGGCGGGGAGGACTGGCACTTCACGCTGGGCTGCCTGGCCGCTGGCGCGCAGATCGTGCACCTGCCCAAGCGCAGCTGGACGTGGGTCCACGGGATTCAGAACAGCTCGGGCACTCCGGGGCGCGGTGACGCGTGGACGAACCAGCCGGTAGGGCGACGGGCACGCCAGCGGATATGAAGAAGGCCACCCGCAACGTTGTCTAGGCGGGCGGGCGGCCCTGGCGCCCAGCTCCCTCACAAGAGGTGGGCACGCTCAGTGTACGGGACGGGCGGCCGGAGAACGACCCGCGCTGAGCAGGGCACACTCAACCCATGACCAGTGACCGGGCGGCAGTGGCGCGGGCCGCAGCTGCAGCGCTCGCGGCCCGGTTCGCATCCCCCAAGTGGACCCCGCTCCCGCACCAGGTTCCTCCCCCGGGTGATTTCTACGGGTGGCTGCTCATGGCCGGCCGTGGCGCAGGCAAGACCGACGCGTGCGCGGCGTACATCGTGGACCACGTGAACGGGCCTCCGTGCCTGCCGGGACCTATCCCGCACTGGGTGGGGATCATCGGGCCGACGCAGGGTGACGCGGTCACGTCCTGCGTGAACGGTCCGTCCGGCATCCGGGCGCATGACCCTACGGCCAGGCTGGTGACCACTGCGGGCGGCACGGTGGTGCGCTGGCCGAACGGGTCCGAGGCCAAGATCTTCGGGGCTCACACCCCGGATGACGTGGAACGACTACGCTCTGGTGGCAATCGTTGCGCTACGTGGCTGGAAGAATTGGCTGCGTGGCGCCATCTGGACGAGTGCTGGGACCATATGCGGTTCGGCCTGCGTGCCGGGCCGCGCCCGCACTGGGTCGGGTCCACGACCCCGAAGCCCAAGCCACTGATCAAGAAGCTCTCGCTGGGTGATGTCCCCGGTGTCGTGGTCACCTCCGGTGTCTCGACATACGATAACCCGCACCTGCCGCAGCAGATCCGGGACGCTCTGGAGGAGACGTACGCGGGCACGCAGCTCGGGTCGCAGGAGCTGCTTGGCAGGCTGCTGGAGGAAGACGAGAACGCTCTGTGGACCCGGGCGATGATCGACGCGGCCAGGGTGCGTCCGGATGCGGTGCCGGATCTGGTCAAGATCGTGGTGGGCGTGGACCCGTCCGGAGGTGCTGGCGAACAGGGCATCGTCGTGGCGGGCAAGTCGGGTCTCGTGATCCCCGGTGATGGGGGACGGCCCGTGGCCCACGGGTACGTGCTGGCGGACGAGACGTGCCACCTGTCCCCGGACGGATGGGGCAGGCGCGCGGTCCAGGCTGCCGTTGACTGGGACGCTGACGAGATCGTGGTGGAGACGAACTACGGAGGCGCCATGGCCGTGGCCACGCTGCGCACTGCGGCTGACGCGCTGAACGTCTCGGTCCCCATCCGCACAGTGACCGCTACCCGGGGCAAGGCAGTGCGGGCGCAGCCGGTGAGCGCGCTCACCGCGCAGGGCCGCTGGCACCATGCGGGTGTGTTCGAGGCGCTGGAGGACCAGCTGTGCACCTGGCATTCGGAGATCGGATGGTCACCGGACCGGCTGGACGCGATGGTGTGGACCGCATGGCAGATGAAGCTCGCGCGCACCGGGGGCGCCGGTGTCGGCGCGTTCGGCGGTGCGGCTGCGACGCAGAACATCGGGGGCGGACCGCGCAGGTAGCTGCGCTCACAAAGAGTTACGATCATGCGCAAGAGCGAACGAAAGGCGCGCGTGTGAGCGACACGAGATACACCCTGCTGCTGTCCCTGTGGAGAACCTTCATCCCCTACCTGGTCGGGTATCTGGGGGCACAGGCTGCCCGGTACGGGCTGGACATCGACGAAGCTTCTGTGGAGTCCTTCCTTGTCCTGTCCTTCGGCACGGTCTACTACGCTGCGGGCCGCTGGATGGAACAGAACGCGGACAAGCGCTGGGGCTGGTTCCTTGGCTACGCCAAGCAGCCGCTGTACCTGCGGGGGCGGCACCGCAAGCTCGTGGCGGAGGAGAAGGCTGGTCTCCCGATCGGGGTACCCGCCAGGACGGAGGAGAGCGCATGAGTCCTTGGTTCCTGCTGGCGGTCATGTCCCTGGCCACGTTCATGCTGACCCGGCTGGTGGTCGACCTGGACTTCCCGCCGGTGCTGTGGCTGCGTGACCGGGTCGTCGGCGGATGGCGTCCGATGACGGCGTCGGAGCACGCCGCGTACCGGCCCGACCGGGCGAACAAGCTGTTCAAGGTCATCGACGGGGAGGACTACCGGTGGATCGACCGCACCCCGTGGGTGCCCCTGTTCTTCTCCGACCTCATCTCCTGCCCGTGGTGCGCGGGAGGATGGCTGGCACTGGGGATCACGGCGGGTACATGGTCAACCGTGGGCCTGCCGTTACCGCTGCTGATGTGGCCCGCCACGTGGGCTCTGGGCAGTTTGCTCGCAAGCCGCGACTGGGTTTAACTGGCACCAGGTTCCATGCCCGAAACCCTCGGAGAGTCCCCCTCCCGAGGGCTTTGTGCTGTCCTGATCCGGCCAGGTAGCTACAGTGAGTGCAGGCGACGACCCTGGAGGACCCGCATGCCATGGTGGACGTTCGGTCTGGGGCAGCGTCCTGAAGTCCCCCGGGATGCCCTGGCAGCCGCGTACGAGCGATCGCTGACGGCAGCGGCCAGCCCCGTCGCGTCGCCTCAGTCATCGCTGCTGCGCAGCACGGAGAGCTGGCAGGATGAGGCCTGGCGGTACTACGACACGCTGGGCGAGTTCAACTACGCGGTCACCTGGATCGCAGCCATGCAGTCCAGGGTGCGCCTGTTCGCAGCAGAGCTGGTCCCCGGCCAGGACGAGCCGGTGCGCCTGGAGGACGGCCTTGCTGTTGACGTGATGAACAAGCTGGCCGGCGGTGTCTCGGGGCAGACCCAGCTGATGGCCAGCCTCGCCACGCAGCTCGCGGTGCCCGGGGAAGGGTACCTGGTCGGCGAGACCGTGGACGGGGTCGAGAAGTGGTCGGTGCGCTCCATCGACGAAGTGCAGTCCCGGCACAAGCAGTACGAGGTACGGGATGAGAACCTTCCGCAGGGTGACCGGTGGCGCCCACTGGTCAACGGCCACGTGGTGCGGATCTGGCGCCCGCACAAGCGCTGGTACCACATGGCGGATTCGTCCTCCCGTTCGGCCCGTTCCACCATGCGGGAACTGGAGCTGGTAAACCGCCATATTCTGGCCCAGTACCTGTCCCGGCTGGCGTCCGCCGGGGTCGTGATGTTCCCGGACGAGATCATGTTTCCTGTCCGGGAGGAGTTCGCGGAGGCCAACGATCCGTTCATGGCCGAATGGATCGAGATCGCTGCTACCGCGATCCGTGAGCCGGGGGCGGCGTCGGCGATTATCCCCATCCCTATGCGGGTGCCCGCTGAGATGGTGGACAAGGTCAAGTTCCTGGACTTCACGCTGAAGATCGATGAGAAGGTCATCGAGAAGCGTGACTCGGCCATCAAGCGTCTGGCCACACAGGTGAACATCCCTGCTGAGGTACTGCTCGGCATGGGAGACGTGAACCACTGGGGAGCCTGGCAGATCGAAGAGGGGGCCCTGAAGACGACGATCGCTCCGGACGCGGAGCTGATCTCGGGCGCACTGACGACGGGCTATCTCCAGCCACGCATGGTCGCATCAGGTGAGACTGACGTATCCCGGTTCGTGGTCTGGTACGACATGTCCGAGCTGACCATGCGGCCGGACCGTTCCGGCGACGCCATCCAGCTCTATGACCGGCTGGAGCTGAACGGCGAGGCTCTGCGCCGCGAGGCAGGTTTCGACGAAGCGGACAAGCCCACGGACGAAGACCTGAAGGAACAGGCGCTGAAGGTCATCATCAAGACACTGCCCTCGGGCGCGGCGTCGGCCCTGTCCCAGCTCATCGGCGAGGATGTGGCGCCCGTCATCCCGGTGTCCGCGCAGGCTCCGGACGTGGCCGAGACATCACAGAGCGATCTGCCTGCGTCCACCGGCGACGCCAACCAGGAGACAGGGCCGCCCAGCGGGGGCGAGGCACCGCCGGTGCCGGACGATGGCGCCGCTGCTGCGGCCCGTACCCAGCGGCTGATTCAGCAGGCGAAGGCACCGCACGCGATCCGGTTCGGACTGGGGGGTCAGTGGGAGCTGATGCATCCCTCCGCGTGCGAGAGCCACACCTACTCGTGCCCGTTCATGCAGTCGGCCCTGTCGCTCAAGCCGATGGCCACTCCGGGGCGCAGCGGTACCTACGAATGTTCCCTGGACGCGTTCGGCCGGCTGAGGATCGGGGATCTGTCCCCGCACAAGAACGCGAGCGACTACCGCATCACGCGGAGCATCCGGTGACCGCCACGTTCCACCTGAGGGGGCGGCACGTCCAGCACGCCCATGGACACCGAACGGTGGAGCTGGCGGACGGGGAGCATCTGGGCTGCGGGATGATCGCGCTCATGCCGACCGCAGCGGACGCCAAGCGGCTGAAGCTGGCGGGTGGCGAGAGCGCCGAGGATCTGCACGTCACCCTGTTCTTCCTTGGCTGCGACATGGCCGAGTGGACGCAGGATGACAAGGCTGCGCTCACCAACCGGGTCATGGACGCGGTCACCGCAGCAGCCCCGGCCACGGTGACCGGGAACGCCTTCGGGACCAATCACTGGAATGGCAACGGTGACAGCCCATGCTGGGTACTGGGCGTCGGAGATGTTCCGGCGGACGACCGGCCGGCTGACGGCGTGACTCTGGAGTCGGTGCGCGCCACCGTGGCGGAAGCGTTGGACGGACTCTCTGTCCCGCCCCAACACACCCCGTGGGCGCCTCATATCTGCATGGCGTACACGGGTGATCTCACCCTGGCCAAGGAGCTGCAGAAGCGTCTCGGGCCGGTGGAGTTCGACCGGGTGCGGGTCGCCTTCGGTAACGACTACACCGACATCCCGCTGTCCGGTGCGCTCACCGCTGCGGCGGGCCCGCTGCGCCGGAACCTGACGGCCATGGAGCTGGCCGCGCACACGGACTTCGCCCGGATGCAGGACGCCTGGACCGACGCGGTTGACGCGGTGCTGGCCGATCTGGAGCCTGCGTTCACCGCCCAGCGCGCGGACATCGTGGCGCAGGTGGCCGCAGCGGCTAAAGCGGACGACCTGACAGCCCTGGACGCCATCACGGTGGACGAAGAGGACGCGTATCAGGTGCTGCTCCCCCATCTGGTGAAGGCTGCGCAGGACGCTGCGGAGGCCCAGCAGGCAGAGGCGCAGGCGCAGGGGGTGACCGTTCCGGAGTGGTCGATCACCGCGTCGGGCGACGCGCTCACCGCTGCGGTCGGCAGAGACCTGCTCGACTCCGTGGCCCGCGTCACCGCCAGGCTCATGGCCACTTCCCTGGTCCAGAGCGCCACGCGCACCGCTCTGCGGCTGTTCGGCCGGGGGACGACCCCGGAGCTGGTCACAGCGGGCGTGGAACAGGGTCTGGAGGACCTTACAGACGCGGGCCCACGGGAATCGGTCGGCGGGGCGGTCACACAGGCGCAGAACGAGGGGCGCCGGACCGTGCTCGCGGTTGCCCCGCCGGGCCGGTACTTCGCCAGCGAGGTGCTGGATCGCAACTCGTGCAAGCCGTGCCGGGACATCGACGGCACGGAGTACCCCTCGCTCGGCACCGCCATGGTGGCCTACCCGTCCGGCGGGTACCGCAAGTGTCTGGGCGGGTCCCGGTGCAGGGGCACGATCGTTACCGTATGGAGTCAGCCGGCCGGTGCAACCGCTTCGGCAGCCGTAACAGCAGAAGGAGCGGGTATGCCTTGGTCGGTGGTGGAGGGACATGACGGATGCGGCCCTGATGAGCCGTATGCCGTGGTCAAGGAGGCAGATGGCAGTGTCGAGGGCTGCCACGCCACGCAGGAGGAGGCGCAGGCGCAGGTGGACGCGCTGTATGCAGCCGAGAAGGACGACATGCCGGACCAGTCGATGGACTACGCGGTGACCAGTGCGGCGGACGGAGACCAGACCGCCCCCTGGACCGGACCGCTCGCGGTCGAGGGCATCGTCACCGGGGACGGCAGGGAGTTCGCGTCCGGTGCGCTCACGTGGGCCGATCTCCCGGTGCCGCTGAGGTGGAACAAGGAGGACAGCCACGGGGGCGAGCCGCACACGGTGGCCGTCAACGTGGGCCGGATCGATAAGATCTGGCGCGACGGCGACAAGATCATGGGCTCCGGCGTGCTGAACCTGTCCGAGCCGGACGGCCAGCGGGTGTTCGACCTCATCAAGGGCAAGTTCCTGCGCGGCGTGTCCATCGATGCGGACAGCATCGGCGATGCGGACGTGGAGCTGGTCTGGCCCGAGGACGGCACCGACGCCGAAGGCGACGATGACCCGCTGGCGCTGCTGTTCGGCGGGCCGCCCCCGGAGAAGATGATTTTTCATGCCGGCCGGATCAGGGCTGCGACGCTGGTGGACATCCCGGCGTTTGCTGAGGCGTACATTGCGCTGACCGATGACAAGGGTGCAGTCGTCGCGGGCGGCGTGCCGTACCAGTTCGGGGCGGTGGGAGCGCACGATACGGCCACATCGGACGCCGAATGGGACGCCGGGGCGAACGAGAAGCGGCTTCCCTCCCCGCTCACGCTGGCTCAGGCCAGGGCTGCGTACGCATGGTTCGATGATGCGGCCGTGGAGGACGGGGAGATCCCCAAGACCGCGTGCAAGTTCCTGCACCACGAGATCAGCGCGGACGGGTCGGCGGGCGCTGCGAACCTGGCCGCGTGCTCGGCCACCATCGGGGCGCTGCATGGTGCGCGTACCCCGACCACGATTCCGGATGCGGACCGGCGCGGGGTCTACGACCACGTGGCGGGTCACCTGCGGGACGCCGGGCAGGAGCCGGAGCCGTTCTCTGTGCGGCGTGCGGTGACCGCAGCGGTGTCCATGGCGGACCACCGGCCCCCGCTGGACTGGTTCACTGATCCGGGGCTGGCCGGGTACACCGGGATCGTGGTCACCGACGAAGGCCGCGTGTACGGTCACGTGGCGCCGTGGAACGCGTGCCACATCGGGTACGACGGGGAGTGCGTCACCGCTCCCCGGGAGGACGTGCACGATCACTACATGACCGGCGAGGTGGTCTGCTCTGACGGGTCGCGCTCGCAGGTCGGTCAGATCACGATCGGCACCGGCCACGCCTCGCTGTACATGAAGGCGCGCCCGGCGGCCGATCACTACGACAACACCGGCACGGCTATCGCTGATGTGGCTGTGGGCAACGACAAGCACGGGATCTGGCTGGCGGGTGCGATCAGGCCGGGCGCCGACCCGCAGGCCGTGTTCGAGCTGCGTGCGGCGGGCCGTGTCTCCGGTGACTGGCGCAATATCGGGGGCAAGCTTCGGCTCGTGGCGCTGCTGGGGGTGAACGTTGCCGGGTTCCTCCAGAGCGACACGCGGACCCGGGCGCGGGTGGCCGGCGGTCAGCCCATGGCGCTGGTTGCGGCAGGTGTGGCGCCTGCGGTCTGGCATCCTGAGGCCATGGACCTGAAGAGGGCGTACCGCGTCATCATGGATGACCTGAAAGCCCGGGTTGACGGGGGGAGGTGATCGCCATGTGCGCATGTGGCAAGAAGAAGGCTAAGCCCGTGATCCCCCCGCCCCAGTCAGTCTGACCACCTAGAGTCACACCTGAAAGCCACCGGATACTGGGTCTCCGGTGGCTTTCGTGCTGCTGACCATTATGTTTAACCGATTTGACAAACCTAATTGATCTTTGCTCTCCCCGTAGCACGGTGCTAACTTGACCCTGAGTAGTGCCATCGGACTAGTTAGATCCGACTAGGGAGGGACCAGAAAATGGCCCGTGATGAACTGTTTTCGGCCCCAGCGGATCTGACTCTGCTGAGCGTCGCCGACCTCACAGAGCTGCAGGACAAGGGCCGTGCGGAAATCGACCGGCTCAACTCCGCAGACACCGAAGAGGTAAGCGGCGAGTCCGTCTCCCAGCGCATCGCCTACGCCAGCCGCGTGGCCGATGACCTGGACCGTATCTCCGCTGAACTGGAGGGCAAGCAGGCCACGGCCGCCAGGCTCGCTGAGCAGGCGCGCATCAAGGCAGCCGACCAGATGTCCGCCATCGCCGCGCGGGTCAACGGCCCGGTCGAGTCGGCCACCGAGACGGCGCCCGTCGCCGCTGCGGTAGACACCGAGGCCATCGCCAAGGCAACCGCGCAGGGAGTCACCGCCGCACTCGCCACGATGATGAGTGACCGGCGCGGCGGGCTCGACGCTGACACCATCTCCCGGCGTGCCACGGCTTCCCTGTCGGAGACCGCCCGCGTAGCCCCGGCCGCGCAGGTCTCCACCCCGCGCCTCGCGGTCACCGCGTCGATCGACATTCCCGGTGTCAGCCACGGCTCCGAGCTCACCTCGATGGACTCCCTCGGCGAGGCCTTCGCCAAGAAGTCGCGGGCCATCCCGGTCAGTCGTTCTGGCTCGACCGACCAGGGTCACATCGTGGCCACGGTCAAGAACCGGTTCGACCACACGGTCGATGACCGTACCTCGTTCGCTCAGGTCGGCGAGCTGATCAACCACCTTACGCGGCAGGAGGTGAAGGAATCGCTCGTGGCCGGCGGTGGCTGGTGTGCCCCCTCCGAGACGCGCTACGACTTCTTCAACATCGCCTGTTCGGACGGCCTCATCGACCTGCCGACCGTGGGCATCACCCGGGGCGGCATCAAGTTCCCGATCTCCCCGTCGCTCGCCTCAGCTGTGGGCTCGACAGCTTTCGGTGGGTTCGCGGTCTCGTTCTCGAACACGTCGAACCCGTGGCTGTGGACCGAGGCCGATGACATTCTTACGGTCACCGGCTCGACCAACAAGCCGTGCATCCGGGTCCCTTGCCCGAGCTTCGACGAAGAGCGGCTTGAGTGCTACGGCATCTGCCTCACAGCAGGCAACCTGACCAACGACGCGTACCCCGAGGCCACCCAGAACACCATCCAGCTGCTCATGCAGGCGCACGAGCGGGCCATGAACGCCCGGCTCATCGCGCTCATGGTGGCCAACAGCTCTGCTGTCATCAGCACCAATGAGTTCGCCAACGGCGGTACGGCTGCCACGGCCAAGCCTGTCTTCCAACAGGTGTTGGGCGGCATCGACCTCGGAGCCACCGACTACCGCGCCCGCTACGGCATGTGCACCGACGACATCCTTGAGGTCGTCGCTCCGTACTGGCTGCGCAACGTCATCCGCGCCGACCTGGCGTGGCGCACCGGCGTGGACATGCTCTCCGTCAGCGACCTGGCCATCACCTCGTTCTTCACGGACCGCAACCTGCGGGTCCAGTGGGTGAATGACTGGCAGGTGCGTGGGTCCGGCCAGTTCGGCAACGCCACCCCGATGACCGCGTGGCCGACCACAGCGGACGTGATGATCTTCGCGGCCGGTACGTTCATCCATGGACAGGGAATGACCCTGGACCTCGGTGTCATCCGGGACAGTGTCCTGAACGCTGAGAACGACTACACCGCCGCGTGGAGCGAAGAGTGCCACCTCATCGCGGCCGTGGGCCACGAGTCGCGGCAGTACCGGATCACCTTCTCCGTGATGGGTGCCACCACCGTGGCGCAGGTGGTCCCGGGGACCAGCCTGGAATCCTTCCCCAACCTCTAGTCCGAACCTGAACCGGAGGTAGGCGCATGGCTTCGTTCGACAGTCAGACACAGAGCATCCCCAACACAACTGCAACGAAGATCGTCAGTTCGGACAACTTCGATCGTCTCGTGTACATCCGTCAGTCCGTGGACACAAAGATGGCGTTCACCAGTGCGGGTGCGTCTACAGGAGCCGCTGTCTCTGTCGTGGGCGGGTCGTTTGTTCTTCCGGCTCGCGAAGAGTTGTGGGTCTACCACAGCTATGGGAGTACGCAACCTGTCGAGTTCGTAGTAACCGCTAAGTGACTGCAGGGGAGGTGATCGTCCATGGCTATCGCACATAGCCCACTCGTTGACGCACCGGCGTTCACCCCCCTGCCCTATGGCCTGTGGGACACGGCGCAGCACCCGGCTGCGCCCGCCCACTGGCAGCAAGGCGTCACGTGGATCGACCGGTGCCCCACCGGGGATACCACATACGACGAATGTCTCACGGTCACCGGAACGGGCGAGGCGCCCCCTGCCCCGCCCGCCAAGACCGACAACGTCGTACAGACGCTGCGGGGAGCCACCGCGTTCACCGTGTTCGCCGAGTTCGACTGCTCTCCGGTCGGGCTCACGGACGCCGCGACAGTAGCGGCTGACTCCCTTGCCCGGGTGGAGCACTCGCAGGTCGAGGCTGCGTTCTGGACCGGCACGGCCGGCGGGCGCACCGTGGTGTTCCCGCATCTGGCGGCCAACGCCGAAGTGGTGGACTCCAGCGGCATCGTGCTCCAGCAGACCGCGACAGTCGCGGTCACCGGGGATGACGTGGCCGTGAGTCTGGGCCAGCTGGAGCACCAGCTTGACCAGTGCCTGTCTGCCGAGGGAGTCATCCATATCCCCCGGTTCGCTCTCCCCACGTTCACAGCGAACTTCCTGGTGACCGAAGTGAACGGCCAGCTGAGGACCCAGTCGGGGAACCTGGTGGTCGTCAGCGGCGACTACACCGGGTCGTCCCCGGCAGGTGCTGCTCCGGCTGCGGGCACGGCTTGGGTCTACGCCACCGGCCCGCTGTTCGCCTACCGGTCGGAGGTGTTCGCCACGCAGGTACCGGAGAGCTTCGACCGCGCGGAGAACACGGTGAAGATGATCGCTGAGCGGACCTACGTAGTGGGATATTCTTGTTGCTTGCTGGCCACCCTGATTAATTTGGGGGTGCCGACAAGTTGAATACCCTAAAGGACTCTCTTCCGACGCTTCCCGTTACGGATCTGTCCCACGGTGGTGGGGTGCAGCCCGAGGCGATCGGCTATGACGTAGGTCCGCTCAGAGCTGGCGCGGATTTCCCTGACAGTCTCGTCGGAGATGCGGAACTGAGGGATCTTGGACCCACGGGCGGTGCGTCCGTGGCGCTCCCGATCATCCGCGTTCTCCTGGTAGGACCCCGCCCGAAGGTGCCGGGGGTTGACGCAACTAGGTTCCCCGCAAAGATGCCGCGTTACCTGGCCGAGACTCGTCAGGGTACCGCCTGCCAAGAGAAGTGCGGCCCGGTGCATTCCGAGCTTCCGCCCGTTCATTCGGACCGACCCGTACCCTGCGGGAGCTGGAGAGAACGGGTGTCTAACACACTCCTCTGTAGGGGTTTCCAAAAGAAGGCGCACGGTGTCCTGAAGCCAGCGCAGGGCAGTTCCGCGCTCCGTGCCCCCGGCCAGCGGGTCTCCGTATTTCCGGTTCCGCTGGTAATGGACCGAACAAAGACCCTGGGCGTAGTGGGCCCGGGCACAGCCGGCGAGCGAACACAGTCTCTTCGTCATGGAGAGAGTATATCAAACGGCACTCGGTGCTGCCTGCTGGCAACCCTCATCAACCTCGGTGTCCCCACCGCGTAAGGAGTTGACGTGGCTACATCTACTTGCGCAACGCCCATCAAGGGCACCGTTTTGCGCATCGTTGCCCTGGATGCCTGCGGCACCCCGGTTACCGGCTCCTCCGGACTGGTGGCTTCCAGTGCGGGGTTTGTCCAGGTCGAGATGGAACCGCAGTACGAGGATGGGGAGGAGTTCTTCGAGCGCACCGCTTCCGGCGCGGCGTGCGTCAACCAGAAGGACGACCCGACCCTCAAGCGCATGCAGCTCACGGTGGACTGGTGTGAGATCAACGTCCTGCTGTCGTCCTACGTCATCGACGCACGCACGCTCGGGAGCGGCACGCCGGTCACCGGAACGGGCTTCGCGGTGGCCGAGGGCAACGCCATCAACCGGTTCTCCATGGAAGTCTGGCAGCAGGTGGCCGGCTCCGGCGCCTGTGACGCGTCCGGCGCTCAGCGCTACATCTACAACGCGTGGCCGAACGTCGGCGCCACCCAGCTCGGTACGTACACCATCGAGAACGGCCGCTCCACGCTCCAGTTCATCTCCGAGACCAGGGGCGCCGGGCCGACGTGGGATACCCAGGTGGGAGCCAGCTGGCTCCCTGCCGGAGCATCCATCCTGACCGATGAGCACTGGATCTGGAATGTGACCACCGTGGCGCCCCCGACTCCCGCGTGTGACACAACACTGCTGGTCTGATGGCTGATGGCGATCTCCGTCCCTACCGGTGACGCCTCGATCGTCACCGGGTCGTCAATCAGTCCCCTGCAGGCGTTTGCTCTGCTGTCCGACCCGCGCAGAGACAGGGCCTACACCGACCTATTCTCCGTTCCGGATCTGGCCGTGGCGGACTCGCTGTACGCGGGTACCGCCCCGGTGATCAGCACCGCGCAGACGACCACACCCCAGACCGGTTTCATCAAGTACGCGCCGGACCCGGTGGTGCTGACGGGTACCGATATCCGGGGTCCGTTCTCGTACCCGGGCGCGGGGAACTTCCAGGTCGGCACGGTGTCCCCGGATACGAACTACGCACTGCCCACCTCCAAGTACCCGAACACGTACGCCTCCGGTCAGGGCACGTGGAGCGTTGAGTTCGACACCGACGCCCAGACGTTTCAGGTCCGGACGAAGAACATCAACGGTTCGAACACCTACCGGCTGTCCATCGACGGCCGTAAGGTGACCGACCTGATGCAGTCGGCGAACACCACCGGCTCCGGCGCGGGGAACCTGGTCACCTTCGACCTCGGGTCAGCGGTGCCGCGCCGGATCAGGTTCGACTTCGCCACGTTCCCGTTCGGCGGGGTCTACATCCCGCCGACCCGCCGGATCTGGGGTGTGCCCGTTCCGGGGCGCCGGGTCGGTGTCCTCGGGGACAGCATCAGCGACGGGTCCACACAGAACGCAGGAGCCGGCTGCGGTACGTGGGTGGACCGCTACGCCCGGCTCATGGGGTACCCCGACATATGGCGTCAGGGACGCGGCGGCACGGGTTACATCACTGCCGGGAGTTTCGCCACATTCCAGACCCGGGCCACCCTGGACATCCTGCCGTGGGCCTTCGACGACCTGATCATCTGGGGCGGGTACAACGATTCAGCGGGGAGCCAGAGCGAGGTGGCAGCCGCAGCGAACCTGCTGTACGCCACAATCCAGAGTGCCCTCCGGAACTGCAAAATGATCGTCATGGGGTGCTGGTCTCCGACCGGGTCACCGGGCACCGGACAGGTCAACACGAACGTGACGCTGCGCGCGGCTGCGCTCAACAACGGTCTGCCGTTCATCGACGTGCAGTCGGGCGAGGTACGGGACACCGCCGGTACCGTGATCGCATCACAGGGTCAGTGGATCACAGGCACGGGCAACACGGGAGCACCGACCGGCACGGGCAACGCCGACCTCTACATCGGGCCGGACGGGGTCCATCCCAACGATGCCGGGCACCTGTACCTGTCCCGCAGGGTTTATGAGGCCCGTCTCGCACTGCTGGCCAGGGGGGTGTAGGGATGACGCTCCAGCGGTACACAGATACGTACTGGTACCCCAACGGGCAGATCGCGGGCAACGTGCCCGCAGCGATCTTCACCGAGACCAACAGCGCGTTCGCGTCCGTCTTCGCTGACGCTGCCGGCCTGATACCGCTGACCAACCCGCTGCTCACCACCGGTACCGGCCTGCTGGACTTCTGGGCCGAGACAGGCGACTACTGGATTCACCTGGACACCGAAACGTTCCCTGTCTCAATCGGCATGTCGCAGGAGGAAGCCGACCTGTCCACCGGCATCGCGTCCGGAGGGGAGATCAACGTCAACGCGGTCAACCCCCTGGCGATCGACATCAGCGCCACGGACGGTTGGATCGTCGATTACACCGCCGGGACGCAGGCCAAGCCGGGCATCACCCGCATCAAGACTGCCGCGCAGACCGTGGCGCTGGACGCAGCTGCGCTGCTGCGCACTCTGACGTGGTGGCTCTACGACTCGACCGGCGCCGTGGTCCAGCAGCCGAACCGCCCCAGTAACGCGCAAGGCCGCACCCATCTGGTGCTGGGGGTCACCGCGCTGGTGGGCGGTGCCATCGTCACCGACCAGACGCTCCCGCTGATCCTGCCTCAGGTCGGCAACCAGCTGTCCGACCTGATGGATTCCCTCGGGCCGTTCGTCATCACCGGGAACATCATCACCCCCAACGGCGCCAACCTGAAGCTGAACGCGTCCACGGGCCCGTTCTTCGCGCGGGCGTGGAATCACTTCGCAGGGCCGTTGCTGACCAACGACCCGCACGTCTCCCAGACGATCGCCCAGTCCCCGGCCCAGTGGCGCTACGGGACGCAGAGCACAACGGCGTTCGGCGCCCCGGTCAGTGATGTGGACGTGGCGAACTACGATGTCGGTGGTGTGATCACTCCGCTGGGCGGCGGTGCGAACACGTCATCGATCCACCGGCTGTGGCTGTTCGCGGCCAACACGCCGGCTGAGCAGATGACCATGCAGTACGGGCAGACAGCGTATTCGTCCCTGTCCGCAGCGGTCAACGCGATCGGGTCCGGCGCCTACGTCACCAACCCGGCGTTCTTGACCAACGGCGCTCTGGTCGCCTACATCGTGGCCACGCGCACCGCGACCAACCTGTCAGACCCGACACAGGGCATGATCGTGACAGCCCCGAAGTTCTCGACCACCTGAGGAGGGGACCATGCCGGTCATCAACCCGACACCGCAGACCGGCGTTGGCCCGGGCGAAGGCGCCGATTTCGGTCCGTGCGAAGACTGGCCGATCGAGTGGGTCTGCACGGATCTGCTGGCCACCGCCAGCCCTGTGCTGACCGGCCTGGCGGTGGCCACCGCAACCGAAGTGCTCTGGGCCATGACCGGGATGCGGTTCGGTCTGTGCAACGTCACGCTGCGCCCGTGCCGCAGGGAGTGCCACTCGGGGTTCCTGACCGGTGACTTCGGCCCGTCGTGGAGCTCCGGCTATTACCCGCAGCCCGCGCTCATCGGCGGGCTCTGGTTCAACCTGGTGTGCGGCGGGTGCGGGTCCGACTGCTCCTGTACGTCGGTGTCGGAGTTCGTGCTACCCGCTCCGGTGCACGAGATCATCGAGATCAAGATCGACGGCACGCCGATGGTCACCGGCTCGTACCGACTGGACAACAACCGGATCGTGGTGCGCACCGATGGCGGGGAGTGGCCGCGCTGCAACGACCTGAACCTCGACGACACCGAAGTCGGTACATGGTCGGTGACGGCCACCTACGGAGAGGTGGTGCCGGACAGTGCCAAGCTGGCCATGGGTGCGCTCGCGTGCGAGATCCTGCGCGGAGCTTCGGGCGGGGACTGCAAGCTCCCTGCCGGCCTCCAGCAGCTCGTGCGGCAGGGTGTGACGATCAGCTATCCGGACGTGGGTGCGCTGTTCCGGGACGGCCGTACGGGTTTGTACCTGGTGGACCTGTTCCTCGCCACGTGGAACCCGTACAACCTGCGGATGAGATCCCGGGTGTACAACGTGGACCGCCCCACGGTCCGCAGAGCGGGGACGTGACATGCCGCTCATCACCGGGCCATTGAAGTGGTACACCGTGGCGGAGACCGTGCGCCTGGCGATCATGGCCGATCTGACCACGCTGCCGGACCGGTCGTCCGTCGTGCCCGGAGCCATCGCATGGGACGAGTGCGACTGCGGACTTCTGGCCGTCTCGGTGGCCAGGGTGTACCTCTCCGACGTCTTCCCCAACCCGCAGACCACGAAAGTCGGCATCCGGTGCGACGCGGCATGGGAAGTAGCCGAGATCGTGGTCCAGCTCATCCGCTGCGCACCCGGGGCGGACGGAGTGACCAGCCTCGCCCCCACGGTTGCCGCTCTGGACGCGTCGGCGCAGGAGATCCTGCGGGACGCGTACGAGCTGCTGAAGTCGGTGACCGAGACCCTGTGCCAGCTGAACGACGCACAGTCCATCATCGACTTCTTCGTCAACCCGCTCACCGCGCAGGGACCCTCGGGCCAGTGCGTCGGCAACGAGCTGCGCTTCCTGGTCGCACTGGCGAGGAACTGACATGCCCTCCAGCGTCTCTACGTCGTTCAACCTGAACCGTGGCCGTATAGCGAGTCTCCTGCGCCTTCCGGGCGGTCTGGTGGACAGGAACCTCAGGAAACGCGTGGAACGCGTCCAGGCAGCCGCTGAGCGCCTTGCACCGGGGTCTATGGGACGCAGCATCAGCTCCAGTTTCCGGTACGAAGCGGACGGGCCCGTTGGAGTGATCACGCTCCGGCATCCTGCGGCGGTCTACGTGACCGGCGGGACACGGCCCCACGTCATCCGCCCGCGCAACCCGAACGGCGTGCTCCGGTTCGAGATCAACGGCCGGGTGGTCTATGCGAAGTTCGTGAACCACCCCGGCACGCGGCCGAACCGGTTCATGATCGATGCACTCCGGCAGGCGCTGTAGCTACCGGAGCCGGCACCCCGGTTCGGTGCAGTGACCGGGCAGCCGGTGCCAGACCTTGAGGAAGTTGTCCGCGTGCCCGCCGATCCCGCAGTGCCGGTTGGCGTCGAGACCCTTCAGAACGCACACAGCGCGCCGCAGACCCTTGATCTCCGCTTGGAGGTCCCGCCGGAGCTCTGCGGTCACATCGTCCGCCACAGCGCCGCTCAGGCGTGCTGCGGCGTGCATGAGCGCCACGGCCTGCTGGCACACCCGGTCGGTCATCGTCCCGTTCGTCATCGTCTCTTCCTCCGTCAGTAGGTCATTTGAGTAAACCACGGAGTTGGCGGTGACTGACCGTAACCGGAGCCCAACGTCGGGAGAGTGGGCAGAGTGGAGAGAGTGGGCAACGGCCCTATTGCTCCCATGCCTCTGGGACTCAACACCCCTTCAGACCATGATCATTAAAGCTGACTCCCGCACGTATGGATAAGGTGTTCCGTTGGCCACTCTACCCACACTCTCGACACCCCCGGCTGTCCTACCCTGCACAGCTGTGTCCGCTTATGCCCAGGTGTGCGTTTCAGACTTAGCTAATTCGCCGCTCCCCACACTCCACACCGAACCCCACTCTCACGCGGCGTAACCCACACCGCTCCGGAAAGATCTTGCTCCGTGCGCGCGTAGCGTCTGACCCATGAGCGAGAAGGACTTCACACGCAAGCGTGAACAGATCCGGTTCACCATCGACGGGGACAGGTTCGAAGCGGCGCCCGCCGTCCCCGCCGAAGTGCTGGTCGAGTTCGCCAACCGGTTCTCCGGCACCAGCGCAGGAGTCGGCGACTCAGCAGACACGTTCGGCACGGTCATGTCCGTACTCGAACTGGTGCTGGTGCCCGAGTCGTACGAGCGGCTGAGAGCCCGTGCCGGTGACCGGGTGAATCCCGTGGAGATCGACCAGCTGAGTGACGTGATCCTGTGGCTGCTGGAGCAGTACGGGCTGCGCCCTACACAGCCGCCCTCCAGCTCTGCCACTGGGCCGGCCAGCCTGGCGTCTGGCACGAGCTCGATGGCGAGTACACCGGGCGTGGTATCGACCTCCTCTCCCTCCCTGTTGACCGCTTCCTGAACCTGGTCTACTTCGAGATGCTGCAGCGGGTGCGGACACGGGAGGGACAGAGCGCGGAGAACGCGCGCAAGTCCCTTGACGCGATGCTGGCCGTATCCGGATGGACCGTGCCGGGGTCCAAGCCCCGCGAGACCGCCCCGCGCGATCCCCGGGCGCCATATTGGTGGTACGACGAAGAGGACGCCTCACAGTCGTTCCTGAAGTCCATGGGGGTGAACCTGTGAGCACACCCGGCGGTGAGCTTCTGGGCGAAGCGCACATCGACATCGACATGGACGTTGACCCGGCGACCCGGGCGCTTCGTGAGTTCGGCCGGGATGCTGACCGCCAGCTGCGGGAAACGGGGCGCCGGTTCGAGCAGGAGACGGACATCTGGACCCGCGAGCTCGCGGCCATCCGGGGGACGCCGCTGGACGTTGACACACGGCCTGCGGAGCAGTCTCTGCACGAGTTCGGCGAGGGTGCCCGCCGCGAACTGGAGGAGACTAGCAACCGGTTCGAGACCGAAGGGCGGCGGATCTCCCAGTCCCTGGAGCGCAGCACCCAGGACACCGACCGGTTCGGGATATCCCTGCGGGGACTCGCCCGTGTCGCGCCGGTACTGGCCCGTGTGGGCCTGGCAATCGGTGCCGTGGGCGCAGCGGCGGGCTCATCGCTCCCGCTGGTGGCCGGTCTGGTCACCGCGCTGGAGAACATTGCCCCCGCCGCTACCGTGGCCGCTACGGGCCTGCTGGCCATCAGCCAGGCGTCCGCTGTGGTCAAGCTCAGCATGGTCGGTGTCGGGGACGCCGTCACAGCTGCGTTCAACACGTCCGACAAGGGCGCGAAGAAGTTCGATGAGTCGCTGAAGAAGCTCGCCCCCTCCGCCCGCGAGTTCGCTCTCACGGTGCGGGACCTGGCGCCTGCGTTCACCCGTTTCCAGCAGAGCATCCAGAACACGGTGTTCACCGGATTCTCCGGTGCGCTGGAGAAGCTGTCCACGTCCGTCCTCCCCGTCCTGAAGACGAACCTGAGTGCCACGGCCGTCACGCTCAACACCCTGGCGCTGGGGGCCGCTGCGGCAGCCACACAGCTGAGCACCAGCGGCACGCTGGGCGTCGCCATGGCGGGCGCCAATGCAGGCCTGAAAAACCTGTCAGGGCTTCCCGCGCAGGTGGTCACCGCGCTGGGCCAGCTGGCCGCAGCGGGCGCACCTGCGTTCGACCGGCTGACCAACGCTGCGGCCGGCGTGGCGACGAAGATCTCCGGCAAGCTGTCCGAAGCGTTCAAGTCGGGTGCCCTTGAGGACTCGGTGAACACCGCCATTGACGTGCTGAAAGACCTTGGCGGGATCATCGGCAACGTCTTCGGCACGCTGAAGAACGTCCTTGACGCCGCTGGCGCGGCCGGTGGCGGGACCTTCCAGGTGCTGACCAGCATCACGCAGGCGCTCCAGGACGCGACGGCCACGAAGGGTTTTCAGGAAGCCATCGGTGCGCTGGTCCAGACGATGGGCGTTCTGGGGCAGACCCTCGGCCCGCTGATCGGTGAAGCTCTGGCAGCTCTCGGGCCGGTTCTCGTCGCTCTGGCGGCACCGACCCAGATCCTGATCGAAGCACTGGGGTCCGCGCTGACACCGATCATCCAGGCGCTCGGGCCCGTGCTGGAGGCCGCTGCGGAAGCGCTCGGTGCGCTGGTCACCGCAGTGGCTCCGCTGCTTCCGGTTATCGGCACGCTGGTGGGCGCGCTGCTCCCCGCGCTGACGCCGCTGTTCGATGTGCTGACCACGACGTTCACCCAGCTGGCGCCCATCGTGGCGCAGGTCGGGACGACACTCGCAGCGGTGCTGGCGCCGATCATCGCGTCACTGCCTGCGATCCTCCAGCCGCTGATCGACAATATCTCGCAGGTCTCCGCAGCGATCCTGCCGCTGGCGAGCCAGGTACTGACGGCACTGACTCCCGCACTGGTCCAGCTCGGGGGAGCCGTGGCGGAACTGGCGGTGGCTCTGGCTCCGGTGCTGGTTCTGGTCAGCGGTCTGGCAGCCAGGCTGCTGGTCAAGCTCATGCCGATCATTACTCCGCTGATCACGCTGGTGGGGAAGCTGGCGTCGGTCCTGGCGAGCATCCTGGCCGGTGCGATCACCAACGTGGTCGTGCCCGCTATCAACATCATCACGAGCCTGCTCACCGGCCGGTTCACCGCTGCGGGCAAAGCTGTGACCGCTCTGGTAACGGGTATCGGACGGCAGTTCGCCACCACGTTCCGAGGCGTCAGGACAGCTGTCTCAACTGCGATCACCACTGCGATCGGTCTGCTCAAGCGGCTGCCCGGCCAGGTGAAGTCCGCTCTGGCCGGTGCGGGAAAGCTTCTGGTCAGCGCGGGCCGGGAGATCGTCCGGGGTCTGATCAACGGCATTGGTTCGATGGCGGGTGCGCTGAAGCAGAAGGCTCTCTCGCTGGCCAGCTCGGTGAAGGACTCCATCTCCGGTGCGCTGGGGATCAGCTCCCCGTCCAGGGTCATGATCGCGCTGGGCCGGTTCATCGGCGACGGCCTCATCAAGGGACTGACCCAGTCGGCTGCCGGAATCAAGGCTGCGGCCAAGAGGCTGGCTCAGCTTCTGCGTGACGCGGTCGAGAGCAAGGGGATCTCGCGGCGGGAGAACTCGCTGCTGCGCCGGGTGGCGCGGGACTCCGCGCAGCTGAAGCGACTGGCCTCCGACCGCGACAAGATCGCGGGCCAGCTGAAGAACGCGAACGCCAAGCTGCAGGCGATCGAGCAGAAGTACGCGCAGGTACGCAGCAGCATCGCCGACCAGATCCTGTCGTCCGGGGCAATCGTCCAGCAGGGCACTGCACCGGTTGACGCGAGCGGGCTCCTGGCGTCGCTGCGCGCGTCGGTCAAGGCTGCACAGGACTTCCAGAAGGCTCTGGCCACTCTGAAGGCCCGTGGCCTGCGGGCTGATCTCCTGGAGCAGATCGCATCGGCCGGCGTCGAAGCGGGGTCGGCCACGGCCACGGCTCTGGTCAACGCCACGCCGGGGCAGATCAGTGCGATCAACAAGGCGCAGGGACAGCTTGCGTCCATCGCCAAGAAGACCGGCACCACCGTGGCGGACGCGCTGTACAAGGCAGGCATCAAGGCCGCGCAGGGATTGGTGGACGGGCTCGCCTCGCAGGAAGCGGCCATTCAGAAGCAAATGGACAAGATCGCCAGAGGCATGATCCGTGCGATCAAAAAGGCGCTGAAGATCAAATCTCCGTCCCGGGTGGCGCAGTCGCTGGGCGGGAACTTCGGAGACGGGCTGGTGCGGGGACTGGAGCAGTCCCTTACCCCAGTGAAGGTTGCCAGTGACCGTCTCAGCGAAGCTGTGGGCATGACGCGCACCTCAGGGCCCGGCGCTCCGGTCACGCTCTCCCAGAGCGCTGCAACGGCGCTGGTGGCCGCGAACCGGTCATCGCCGGTGTCCGTGGCCGCCCCGAGGGTCACCGTGATGATCGGCAACCGGGTGGTGGACGAACACGTGCGGGTCATCGTGGACCGGGCCAATGAGGACGCCGCCCGCCAGCAGCTTCAGGGGGTGCGACGGTAATGGCGTCACTGACGGCCGTAGCGAACAACGACACCGCGTCCGTTGAGCTGACGATCGACTTCGACATGTTCCTGGTGGAGAACCAAGTCACCATCGTGCGCGTGGAGCCGGACGGCACCGAGCATGTGGTGCGCGGCGGATACCGGATCATGATGTTCCCGGTCACCCTGGACTACTTCCTCATCGACTCCGAAGCGCCGCTCGATGTGGTCCTGACCTACCGCGCCTTCGAGGACACGACCGGCCTGGACCAGCACGCGAACGAGATCATCTCCAACCCGGTCACGCTGGCCTCCAGCGGCTTCAACTGGTTCAAGGACCCAGCGCGCCCGTGGGCCAACATCCGGGTGGACCTGTGCCCGTACAACGCACCCTGTACGGGCACGGACGGGGTATCACTGATCCGTCTCGGGGACAAGACCCGGGCATCGGACGCCAACCTGATCCCGGTCCTGGACCGCGAGCTCCCTGCCGACATCTGGGCGCGGCGCAAGGGCATCGTCTCGTCCGTCACGTTCCTGACACGGAGCCTGGCTGCCATCGACAGTGTCTACGACCTGTTCACAGCGGGCGGCCCGCTGCTGCTGCAGTTCCAAGCGCTGTTCGGGTGGGATGACGCGTACTGGCAACCGGGTGAACTGACCGAGACCTACACCGGGTCGGCGGATCAGCGGCTCCCTTACAGGCTGTGGAGCGTTCCCCTGACACAGGTGGACCAGCCTTCCCCCGCGCAGGCCGCGCAGGGTACGGCCTGCTCCAACTGGTGCACGGTCGAGGACACGTACGCCACGAGCCAGGATCTGGCGGACACCGGTCTCACGTGGCAGGACGTAGCGGACTGCACGGCCACGGTCCTCCCTGTCTCGGGGTACGGCTTCGGGCCCCCGGGCCTCGGGTACGGATTCGGCCCTTACGGAAACGGAGGCTAGGCGTGATCACTTTCCCGACTATCGGACAGGACCCGTGGGGTGTTGACCTCAACACGGTCCTTGCCCAGCTGTCCGCTGAGTACCAGCCGGACGACCACAACCTTGCGGCGTGGGCGTACCAGCCTCCGCTTGCCACCGGCTCTACGGTTCTCACCGGTGGCACGGTCACCCTGTCCGGACTGAAGATCCGGAAAGACGCCACGATCAACAATATCTACTGGCAGATTCAGACCATCGCGTCCACGGTCACAGCCGGACAGAACTTCATCGGCATCTACAGTTCG